ACCTTTGTCCCCTCAGCCTCTTTAACCTTCTGAGGGATAAGAGGTTGCTGTGTGTACATCTCGTCGTATGCCTTCTGCCCCTTGTCTGCAACTTGACCCAGACTCTTTGCCTGCGTTCGTTCTCTTTCGGAAGAAGCAAACTCCCATACCGGCTTAGCCTCAGCCGCTTTCAGGTTCTTCTGGAATGTTGTAGTAAGATTTGCCGCCTGGTTTGCTAGTCTCGCTCTCTCCATCTTAGCTCCGGGAGGCAGTGCATCTATCGCTTTGTAGATACCATCTAGCTGACCATTGTAGGCTTTCTCCATACCCGCAAGGTTCTTTGTCTTATTAGCCTCAGCCCCCTGGTAGACCATGCTTCCTAGACCCTGCAACGACTGCATGTCGCTACCCTGGTAGTCATCACCCATGAGTGCCTGGTTCGCCATGGCTCCATACTTCATTGAGTATGGAATACTGGCCCCACCCGTTGCGACCGCAGCACCTGCGTGTAGTGCGAGGCTCATTAGACCTTTTCTTTGTTGCCTAGCGGATTTTCTATCCCTGGCATCAGCCTCTTCTTTTTTCTGAGCCCTTCTAGCTGTAGCGTTTATAAGATTGTTAATCGCTGACTGTCTAATATCGAGCCCGTAATCAATAGCCATATTGTTCCTATAATCCTAGTGCGCCAAGTAAACCCCCTCCGCCACCACCCCCACCACTACTACCATACTTCGCGGCTTCAATGTTGGCCTGGTTAGTTTTTTCCATCATGTCCATTTGCATTGCAGCAGTATCACGAGCTACAACATCTTGTAATCCGTATTCGGTCATCCCACCTTGAGAACCTATCAATCCCGCACGACCCATAAGCTGTTGCTGTAGTAACCCGGCTGACTGTCCCTGTAGTCCTGCACGTTGACCAATAAGACCAGATTGAAACCCTGCGGTTTGTCCGTACATTCCAGCCTGTTGTCCTGCAAGACCAGCCGCTTGAGCACCCAGTCCCGCTTGCTGTCCGTAGAGATTAGCCTGTTGCATACCAAGTCCGGCCTGCTGTCCTAACAGTCCGGCACCTTGAGCAAGCTGTTGACCAGTCATCTGCTGGGCACCCATTGCACTTGACAGGGCATCTTGTCTTGCTCGAGCTCCCTGTCCAGAAGTAACCTGTGCCCTCATCATGGCAAGTTTTTCAGGAGACATACCCGAACCAACGGCTGACCTGTTAAGTTGCTCCAGGGCTGCTTTGTTGGACGCACTGCGTTGTTGTTCAGCAACACCCGCCAGCATTCTTCTGTTCTGGTCATACATCGGTGAGCTTGTTGGGTCCATAGCCTGACTAGCAAGTTTTCCTATCTGTGTTCCTATACCAGACTGTTGTTGTCTCAACGTATCTACACCGGATCTTAATCCGGCTACATCACCCTCGTAACCTCCGACACGACCAGTCACTCCAGACATTTGATTGCCATACTGAGTGCCTAGCCTTTGAGACTCACCAGCGAGATCCTGCATTGCACCACGCTCTTTGCTTAAATCAAACTGGCCTTCCAACCCTTGAAGCCTGTCTGCGTAGCCACCCTCTCCAGTATACTTATCAACAAAACCTTGACGGTCAGAGTCCCTCTGTGTTTGCAAGGCCTCGTCTGCGGCTGTCTTTTTCATCGCATCAAGGTCTACAGATTCCATGAGACCAAACTGTTGCATGGCCTGCTCTCGTGTCATTTGTGGGGCTCTTTGTTGTCCACCACTGCCACCGCTACCACTACCTGAATCTCCAAAAAGAGAGCGTCCTGTCACATAATCAACACCCTGTTTTGCTGATTCAAAAGCTCTGTCACTATGGACTTTTGCAGCCGCACCCGGATCTGAATATTCTTTTTCTACTTCTTTATCAAAAACAGCCGTGGGCATGGCTGGAACTGGGGTCGCCACCGCTTTAGGCTCAGTTCCCTTCATGATATAGGTCTCGTCGTTTAGTCCCTTCTTAACCATCTGGTCTAAGAACCCACCCTTCTCTCGCTCATGTATGGGTTTCTTCATAGCATTCAGCGCACCCATCTCAGCCTTGTTGACCATAACCGGGTAGTGCTTCTCCTTGACACCCTGAAACTTGGTGCCCTTAGATTTCGCTATAACGTCCTTAACCTTCATTCTCATTGGTGATAACTGCGCCATTAAACCTCCTGCTGTGGCTGTGTATTGTCTGTCAGTGTTGTGTCTGTCTCAAACAGTGCGATCTCTCCATCTCCTGATGTCTGTATCCATTGTAGTACATTCCCTCTAGCTCCAGATGGTAAATACTCCTGCACGGTCTTGTATGCGTTCTTGTCTTTTTTGTCTGAAGTAAGTTGGTAAGAACCTATATCTCTACCGTCAAGGTAAACATTGAGAGTTGAATTGCCCTGGTGAGTTATCTGGGCTTCTGTGTGCTCCCTCTCTCCTTTAAAAAATCTAGGCGGTAGTGACTTCGTTCTCGATCCAAATATCTGACCACTTTGACTAGGATTAATAACATGTCTGACATGCGGTATCCATCCGAAACTAAGTGGAGGAAAGTATATTCTTCTTGTGTCTTGACTCCGAGAATCTCTAGTTGTCAATGTTACCGATGTGCCAGTATTATTATTTGGCTTTTTTCTAACCTCGTCTACAAAAATTTCAAACTCAACTGTGCCAGAAAAAGTAACTTCAATATAATGATATAATTGATGATTGTTAAACTGAACTTCAGGTACCCCCTCAAACTGATAATCTAATGACCCTTGAAATGATGTTACAATCTGAGGCTTATAACCTATCATCCCCGCTGGTAGCGCAACCCTTCTCTGTAGAAGTTTAGTATGATTCGGTAATTGCTGATTGTTAAGCCCTGTTACACCATCGACAGAAAAAGATATTGTAGGCTGGCCCTTATACCTTAAATTTGCAGCGGTGTAAATTTGTCTAGGCATCTTGTTTTGTCACCTCAAGATTGGAAATACTAATCCTGTTTGCATCAACTTTTATTTCAAGTGCTTTCAATGTTTTTTGCAAAGACCTGATGTTTTCGTTTAATTGAATAAAGCTTTCTCTTATCTGGTCGTCTTCAACTTCAAGGTAACCATCATACTCAGGAACATCAGCCATTAAACATTACTCGCAATAAATTGGTAACTTAAAATTCTACCAGAAACTTCATCCGTTGTTTCTTTGATATGTGGTACTAGCCCGGTGGTCATTTCAGGAAAGTAAAGCATTGCTTCTCCAACTGCTCCACTTGGGGCACTAAGCACCGTTGATGATGGTTCCCCTATTAAATCAGCACCATCCAAAGACACCGTAACAGATGGTGTCCCTGTATACTGAATCTGCACCGCCTCATATATTTTTCTGGTTGCATTAGCAGCCGCATCAAAATCAATATTAACCCTGTGTACATTACCATACGCAGAGCTCAGCCTTACTTGTAACCCGTTTCCCTGCCTTGGTTGATCTAAATAAAATGTGCGGTCAAAGTCACTAACTGATGAAGAAACAGTAAAAGTGTCTGTCTGCGTGTCATCAACAAAAATGGTTACAGTCCCAAAAAAACTTTCTCCGGTTAAACGAGCACTCTTAAATATTTTCTCAAGGTTAATATCACCACCAGAAAACTTTCTCGTCTTAACATTAAAATTTGACCTACTACCCGTAGCATATCCTGGCCTACCCGTGTCAGCATAAAGAATATTGTCAGCCCCACGATAGTATAACTTTGAAGCATTGAATGAACTTCTAATTACTTTTAGCGGTTGTGCTTTAAGATCAACTTTATAGCCAGTGCCAGAGTTGCCCAGTAAATAATAAACATCATCATAGATCCCACCAGCATTGCTTGCTTTAGTAGTATTATTAGGATATGTGAAGTCGTTAATTAAACCATGCGATAATCTTTCTACGCTTTTGCCATTGTAAAAACAAATTCCCTGGTGACTCGCAAACATAATTCCACCCTGGAATTTTACTATGGTTTTACTGCCACCGTCTGGCACCCCCTCTGTTGTTGGGACGCGAACTTTCTTTAAACCAAAGGGGTCAGAGCCAAAAACTCTGTAAACTCCATACTCCGTAAAAACAACAAGCTCACTGCCTATACTAGAAAGCCCCGTAATTTTTTGGTCAAAGTCTATAAACGCTCCAGTACGGTAACTATTTGGATTACCATAATCACTAGCAAAAAGTCTGGTATCTACGACAGCATAAAATATATTTCCAGATTCTATTAAATATTTGCTTGCCTTTGGAGGTTCGTTGTCTGATTCAATCGGTTGTATATCAACCAGGGAATCTGAAGATTGAAAATCTATGTAATCAAATGTGTTTGCATTGCTAACATCAGCGTTGTTCACTGAAAGCATTCTGGTTACATATTCCCTTTCAACGAGCTCTCCTGGTATTTTTAAATAGACCACAAGGTCTGTGTGATGGGTAGAGCCTGAGCCAGTCAAAACAAAATTATGTGATGTCGCACCCGACTTGTAGTCTGTTTTACCAGTGTGAGTTGCCGCTACGCTGTAAGAGCCATTGCTATATTCATACTTTGTTGCAGCCCCTGTTTTAAAATTCAACCAACCTACCCTGTATTGGTGATCACCGTCTCCTCCTGTTATGGCAACGGTTAAATTGTTCCCACTTGATCCTGACACTGCAATACTGAGATCCTCATCAATAAATAGATTATCCAGTTTTTTAATTACCGCACTCGATCCACCTACCCGATAAAAAGCAAATCTTCCGCCTCTAGTTTTTGCACCAGCATGTGCCAGGTCTGTAATACTTCTTGAAGATCCTGGTGCAGCACCAAAATTAATATACATTGGTATATTATTACTACTGGTAAAATAGGTGTTAGATAAACTTGAGTCAGTCAAAGAACTCATGGTTGACTCATAACCAGTGTGGTCAAAATGAGCTAAGCCATATTGAAATGGAACAACAAAGTTTGCTGAGTACCAGGATGCTGAGTGACCTGCGGCCCTATCCGCATTACTGCCGTATGTTGCATCTTGCTCAAAATTTATAGTGGGATCTGGCTTCAGTGCAGATACACGAAAGCTTTCGCTTGTGTCACCATCTAAAAACTTTGAGATGATAGGGTTGACGCTAATTGTTACGTCGGTACCAGAGGCGGTTACGTCTCTATTTATAAAAACGTGATTGGTTGCAGTCGCTATACGAGTAACAAAAACATCGTCAGGGAGATTAGTCCCTGTGAGCTCATCACCGACCTGTAGTTTATAAGCCTCCCCTACATTAGTGGTAGCAGTTTCTATCGTTAAACGATTTGTATTTGAGCTATTGCTCCAGGTACCTGTGACCGTAAAAGCACCTCGGGCAACATACAGGTCGTCATTGTATTCAACAAAAGCTGATGCTCCATGGACCCCTGTGGTCACCTCGTAAACCTGAACTGTTATATTGCTTCCAATAGTGACGGTATGACCAGACCCGATGGTCATCGGGGAATAAAAATTTGAGTTCGTGCTGATGGTCTGGGTGCTACTACTAAAACTTGAAATGGCAATAGACTCAGTAAACCCCTCCGCACTTACCCATCGGTCGGCTTTCTCATAGTAATAGTCAGATTGACCACCGGAGAGTGTTTGATACTCACCTCTGAGGTCGCCAAAGGAAAGGTCTACGTTTTGAAGTTCGGCGCACTGGTTAGCACCAATTTTATGTGGAGGGAGTCGATCATTGAGTCCTCCAGAAAAATCGGACTGGGACTCGACTGGCATTATAATTTAATGATGTAGTTTACGCAGATATAGGGCTGCAAGTTTGTGTGTGTTTCTCCTGCGCTTTCTCCTGCGTGATTTGTTACACCTCCGCTTACTGTATTTGTGTAAGAAGTGTTATTACCTGTAGTTTCCTCGCTTGCTCCTGTAGATGCTGTACCGTGTTGTGTGCCAAAAAGACTAAATGTTCCACCACTTCCTGCTGTCATTTGTGCATCTTTTGCAGGTACATTATGAGTATGCGGATGTTCGTGAGTATGAGTGCCAGAACTAACAGATATATTATGAGCGTGACCGTGGGCTTTCACACCGCTTTGGTTTGCGGTTAGTGTTACTTCCTCAACACCACCAGTCGCCCCGAGTGTTCCGGTTGTGAGCCTGCCAGCGTTTCCTCCACCATCTCCTACGCTACCCGAACCATTTGTAGCTAGACCCTGAAGGCTGTCCATGTCATCCATGCCTGCCGGGACACGACCCCGCATGTCTGGGACGTTGAACATGTTAGACCCGCCACCCCCGGTT